CCTTACATATTCTTCCCGTCATAGCAGAGAAATATACCTTCCTCGGCGTGTCGCACCAGTAGCGACACACCTAATCATTAAAATATGAGCGAAGCGAATAAACAGTAACAACGTTCCGAGCCGCCTAGAGGCGGCGAGAGGCGACTGACATCAGGAAGGAGCCGTGAACTCAATGATGTTCCGTCTACTTCGGCTGCTTAGAATACCACCTGTCAGAGCAGCAGATCTCAGGTCTATTGGACCCACTCACGTCTGTAGCTGTGGCTGTACTATGTTTAACATTATGGCTCAGTTTGAAGACTATGAGATATCTTGGTACTTTCTTGATGCTACCTGTGTTAACTGCGGGAATCTAGTTCGTATCCCTTGTCCTGTTGATAAGAACGAAAATAGTTTTTAGGCATAAAAAAAGAAGCCCCCATCCCGTTAGGGATGAGGGCCTTTTGCCTCGCGCTTGCTACAAACTGTTAGTTTGAACCACGCCCAAATTCAGTAGCAGATGGATCTAGCCACTTTAGTACTGGACCTAGGAAGCCAGCCAAGGCTGCAGTTCCAAGGACTTTAAGGTTTGTCTCGCCTGATAGGTATAACGCGATTGCTGCAGCAGCAGCAGCACGGAACCAGGTCAGACCGACTTGCTTTAATTGTTCCATTAGATTGCCTTTCGTTTTGTATTGTGAACCTTGCAGCAGGTGCATACTGGTACCAAAATGGTACCTTTTGCTACCTTCTTCTTAGATTGAGGCTGAAGTTTAGCCACAATCTGGTTCACAATTTTAGGTTGATTCATCCACCAGAACCAAGGGCTAGTATCATTAGCCAGGTCAGGGTTGATAGAAATATGAAGATGCTTAGTGTGAGGATTACTGCCAGTATAAACGCGATTGCCAGACTTAGCCTTGTCGCGTGACCAAATTTTCTTATTGAAGATAAGGTAGGAAACCCTGTCATCTTCTTTAAGTTTCTCGAAAATCTTCTCGCAGTCAATACCAATATCAGGGTCGTGGGTCAGATCTACTGCTAGCCCAGTATTGTGGTCCGAATTCGGGCTGGCTTTCTGATGCGCTAACGAAGGCAACAATCCGTCTGACAGTTTCTTGCGCTTCGGAAATAGCGCTGTCGCTTGACGGAGCACAGCAATAGCAGCAGGACTTGCTTTCTTTGCAACAGGTTTCATTCATCTCCTTAGCGCTTCCTTAACTAATTCAGTTAGCAAATCAACTTTTTCTTCTAACGCATTGACTTTATCTTTTAGAGATAAGCCGCCATTAGGTTTGAGTTCCATAAGAAAAGACTTGACTATCCAACGTAATCCCATAAATACTGTTGAGATGATTCCAAGTATGGTGGCAACTAGCATTGCCCAGTCTGCTATTGTCATTTATACGCTCCGTATTGTTACCAGCAAAGTGCCTCCAAAACCTGAGAAACGCTTATCTGTTGGTGTCCGATTTATAAAGTCCATCTCTTCTATGAGTCCGATGAAAGACTCACCTGTTCTAAAATCCTGAACGACAAGAGTATCGCCAAGATTTTCTACTGCTTCGAGTTGTTGCATACGATCCCAAGCAGAACCTTCATAACCTACCTCTACTCCAAACTTATCTGTCTCGTGGTCATAACAGAAGACTGGATATTGAATCAGTCTTTGACGAGGGATTGCTGGTAGAGATTTGATTTGATAACCATTAAATGTAGGGCCAAGAAGTGAGTTGGCACTAGAGCGAGTAAATGTAAACTTGAATCCAAGATACTCTTGTGCTGATGCAGGATATGGGATACCACCTTCTGTGATGGTTTCACCCTGCGAATAAGTACCGATATTGTAGGTAGTTCCAGCAGAGTCAATAGACTGCAGGCTTAGACCACCATTGGTAGAGATAAATCTAGGAAAGAGCAACTTAAATATCTTAGGCTCTAAGGTGTTATAGCGGATATAACCAGTCTGCAAGTAACCAGATGCAACCTTAACTCCGTAAGATTCTAGCCATACCCCATCACCTGGAACAGCAAAACCTACGCGATCTGTAGCTCCAAGAAATGCTACTGAACTAGCAGTAACAGTCTCACCAGATGCGTATACATCCCAAGCATAAGCAAAGACAAGGCTATTAGGGATTACTGGTTGTGATAAGTCAATACGGACTAGACCTGATTCAGTTCCTTGAAGCGTAGAGACATAAGCAAACTTATCTCTAAATACTACATCCTTACATTCAGCTTCAAATAACAATGGCCCATAAGAGATATCTCCTTCATTGCCTATGACTCCCACTCGCACACCTTTGTTAGTGCAGAGCACCGCATAAGTGCCAAGGTAAGTATCAAAGGTATTGATAATCTCACCCTCTGGTAGGTCAACAACTACTGAAGGAACGCTAAGTTCTGGAAATCCAAGAGCATTAGCATTAGCAAGATCTAAAGTAATCTTATAGATAGATGAGTTCTTGCGACTATAGCCACCTACATAGATAGCCTGTGGTCCTTCTGAAATTGTGGTCCAAATCCAGTCTGTCTGTGGATGAGTATAGAAATCAGATGGTAGAGCTCCACCGCCAGTATGAGTAGCATCTAATTCATAAAGTTTATTATTAACGCTGGCAATAAGGCGTTGTTTGATGTATTTAATTCTTGCACTTGTAGTGCTAGTTGCATTATAGATTTCAACATCGCTGGTAGTTCCACCGATATTTCCTCGGTGAACGTGAGTAGCGTTGATAAACCAGTATCTGATTCCATCTGTAGTTAAATCATAAATCGTTGCAGGAGTACCTGCTTGGGTATAGGTAGATGAAGTAGCAGTATCATTGCTCATCGTTATTTTCTTTAGAGCAGTTCCATCTGTTACTACTAGACAGTCATTAGTGCCATCATTGGCACCTATAATTATCGGAGTATTTGAAGTGCTTAAGACTCTTACTGTGGTATTAAGTAGGCTTGCCTGACCTTTGGTCCAGATATCTACACCTTTGGACTCTGTAAACTGAAAGCGAAGCGACTCATCTTGTAGCGGTTCAAAATATTTGATACCAGCACCTAAGTGGAATGATGACTGTGAACGTAGCCACCAACCCGTAAGAGTCTGCTCACCAGGCTCTCTGGTCTGGTCAATTTGTTGTTTACGATACTGAGCTGTGACTCGGCGATAAGGTGTGTCATCACTAGCAGCCAGAAAGAATGGCAGACCAGCAAAGGCTACATCGTATGCCTCGCCTGTAGATGAGTAACTGGTGGCACCTGCAGGATTGGAAAGTACATAGGGAATGCCTTCGGTAATATCGTCACCGTAAGGTGCCATTAATTATTCCTTTCAATCAACCAAGTAAATTAACCAGCGATCTAGCTCTTCCAGATGCCAGTTGGGTATAAACCTGAGTAGTAGCCACAGATGAGTGGCGCATTAGGTCTCTTACTGCCAGCAAATCTCCGCCTGATTTCTCAAGCATATTGGTAGCAAAGTAATGACGACAGGCGTGGAAAGTCTTCTTTGGTATACCTAAGCGCTTCATCTCAGCAGAGCAGAGCTTGGTCAGGTTGTTAGGTGTTACCGACCATATCTTGCCAGAGGTCTCGTGCTTCAAGATGGTCTGGGCTACTATCGCAGCAACTGGTATGGATAGGTCTGTACCGCCCTTACCTGCCACTCTGAGGATGTATCCGTCATCTTGCTTCTCTAGGTCTACCCCACGAAGGTTTGCCACCTCCATAGCCCTTAAACCCGCTTTACAGCCTATTATGAACCAGTCCCTCATAGGCAGGTCAGCCCTAGTCATAACCAGTTCAGCCTCACCAGGAGTCAAAGGATGAGGCAAACCTCGTCCCTTGCGTACAGCAGGTAGGTCTAGGTCAGCCATATTCTGTATCAGGCCCATCTTGCGTAGGGCTTTGAAGATACTTCTAACCCTTGCAGCATAGGTTCCCTTAGTCGAGGCAGCCTTAACGCTCATTACAAGTCTTTGCAGATCTTCAACAGTTGCCAGCTCTGGGTGTACCCCAAGACGGACAAGTAGGTTGTAATCATTTCTAAACAGGGCCATTGAATATCCCTGTGTTTCATAGCGATTCTGTAGTTTTTCTTTAATTATTTCTAATGGTATTAGTTCCATAGCTTGCAGTTTAACAATGGGATTATTCTCCTGTCAAGCACAATCCTCCGAGATTGTGCTATAGACCGAGAGCGGTTTTTAGGTCAGGTAGACTTAGACCAACGCTTGCCAATTTATCTTCAATGGTTGGTTCTTTATCAATTCCAATATGATTAGCAACTACTTGCTTGGCTGCACTTTCATCAGTTTTAGAGATTGCTAACCAAAGCAATTTTTCACCATCTGTTAAAATTGTATCTTTACCATCTTCAATTTGAACACCAGCAGCGCGTAATTCATCTCTTAATTGAAAGCCGTTTAATTGTGTTGGTTTTGTAAATTGTATCATTTAAGCTCCTAAGTAAGTAATGGCCCAATTAGTTAAATTGCCGCCACCAGTTGCTAAATTAGCAGATGAACCAGTGTTGTAAAAGTCAAACTCTACATAATCTGCGGCATCAAGGTCAAGAATAGTATGTGCAGCTAGTGTTTTTGTTGGACTTGTTGTAATATCAAATCGCCGTATATTAGTTCCATTTGCTTTTATGTAAGCTTCTAGGGTGCCTGTTTGAGTGCCAATAAAAAAATTAGCAATGAGTAAATAATAACCTGATTTTCCTGAAGGAATTGTAAATCTTGAAGTATTACTAGAAGTTGAATGATAGTTGTCGGTATCATAGTATTCACTATCCCAAGTAATTGTAGTGTTGCCACCACCTGTCAGGGTTAAATCTGCACTTCTATAAATAGATGCGCCAGAAAATGATGCACCACCAGCAGGCGTAGCCCACTGAGGAGCAGTTGCACCAGAATTTACTGTAAGAACCTGCCCAGCAGTTCCAATGCCTAATCTAGTTACTGTATCTGCTGCAGTTGCATAGAGTAAGTCACCTGCAGTAGTTACCACATCAGCTACAGGATCAACTGCCCACTTAATTCCGCTGGTCTGAGCAGAATCCGCTACAAGTGTGTGACCATTTGTGCCTACACCTAGGCGTGCTACTGTGTCAGCAGCAGTTCCTACGATCAGGTCACCCTTGGTTGTCACAATGTCTGTGGTAGGGTCAACACCCCACTTAATACCTGCGCTAGCTGTAGAGTCAGCAATGAGGACTTGCCCATTGGTTCCTACTGCTACACGAGCAGGGGTATCTGCAGCAGTTGCTGAGATGAGGTCACCCTTAGCATCCAGGATTGCTTCCTGAATACCCGCTAAAGGTTCTGGAATACGTCCTATAGCCATATTATGATAGCTCCGTTCCGAATGCGTTAAACGAGAAGTTAGCGTTGGATGCGTAGACTGATACAACATCTGTGGCAGCCAAGGTAATTCCCAAGGTCATAGTATCTGTAGAGTTAGCAGATAGCGAAGCGTCATAGATTAGGTACTGTGCGTTAGCAGCAGCAGCACCTGCGATTCTTACATAGACGCGATAGGTACCTGCAGAAGCGCCTCTATTGGCTACAGTGATTGTTGAGACAATCGAGGAAGTAGCAGCAGGCACTGTGTATAAATCTGCTTGCGTTGTCGCAGCAGGGGCAGATTGCCCTAGTACTTTGTAGGTTGTAGCCATTAGTTATGCTCCCATATAGAGAAATGAAGTTGGTATTGTTCCTTGTTGTTGTGTAAGTCCATCTTCAAATGCCGTTAAGTCACTTGAGGTTAGGACGTGTTTTATTGTAGCGCCTGAGCTGTGGCTTGTAGCCGCAGATCCTGCTCTACCTCTGACGATAGTTAGTACATCGCCAGAAACTTGTTGTACGAAGCAAATCTCTTCGCTTGCGGTATCAGGGTCAATAGCAACGGTGAACTGGTCTGGGTATACGCCACCTACTGCTGCCCCTAGCGTCACACCACCCATAAGCGCAGAACCTGTTCCTGTAGCAACAGTTAACGATGTAACAGCGCTGTTGATTCCAGAAGCAAGCGTTGTCTGAACGCTGATTGAGCTGAATTTTCTATTTGCCATAGCCCTTCCTTACTTGGTGTAGTGGATGCGAATTGGATACTTGTCTTGCAACTTCAGCGCTTCCTCCTGAAGTCTCTGTTGATACAGAGCAAACAGATATCTAGATGCAGATGCACCAGAGTTAAATGGATTCTTAGTATCGTTAAGATCAGCTTCAGCGCTAGATAGATTGATACGACCAGCATCAAGGAATGATAAGAGTTTGTAGCAGGCACCAAGGACTGTTACATCATAAGTGCTTGCAGGTAGACCAGTAACATCTTCATAGTCATCAGTACTAGCATCAAGAGTATTTGGTTCTGTGGTATACCAGACCTGAACTGTACGTCCTGGTTGAATGTTCTCGTAAATGTTTACAGTATTGTTTGTATTAAAGGTTGCAGCGCTTGCCATTGGGTCTGCTCGCCAACGATTGACTGGTAACCATTCCTGAGAAGAACCTGTGGTCTGCCAAGATATAAATAGAATCTGCTCTAAATCATCTGGTAAGGCATAGGTAGTCTGTGATGCGTTAAAAGTAAAAGTAGTTGAACTTACTGCCCAGAGTTTAGGATAGTAAGAGTTAATCGTATCGTTGATAGCCTTCTTGATATTGCTTCTAGGAAAGGTCGGAGATAAAGTAATCTGAGCATACTGTGCGTGTGGAGAAGCAGTAGTTCCCTGATAACCGCGACCAAAGCCAGGAGCTACAGTTAAAGTATTTGTAGCCTTATCAAAAGTATCAATCCAAAGTAATTCATCGTCTATCTCAATAACACCCTTAGCAAGGTTACTTGCAGAGCCAATGTTGATACTGGTGCTAACAGCACTGATACCACCTGCATTGGTTACATATGATACGCGATCTTGACGAAGGGCATAGCCTTGTAGGTTGGCTCTGACCTCATCAATCATTTCTCCCAGTGTTGGCATTGTTTCCTTCCGTATACCAGCCATCTCCCCACAGAGTTTCTAATCTGCGGAAATAGTATTCATATTGCTTGGCTATAACATCTACCGAGTAGAGCGATATAGCTCTATCTCTAATAGCCTGCCTATCCAAGTTCTTTACGTTCTGCGTTGCTAAGATAAACTCTTCTACATTGCGACATCTAAAACCAGTCACACCTTGCACTACAGTTTCTGTAAATGCACCCCAGTCTGTTGTGATTACTGGAGTTCCACAGGCTTGTGATTCAATATTCACATTACCAAAAGGTTCTAAGTAAAGCGTTGGGACAAATGTTGCTATCGCTCCACCCATCAACTCTGCACGCTTCTCAGGTCCAACGGGACCTAGATACTCACCATAGTTTGGTATGTGTGGTCCAGGACCTGCAAAGATAAGTCTTGCTCCGATAGTTTTGCAGATATGCGCTGCAATGTCTATTCCTTTTCTCGGAATCATTCTTCCAATATACAGGTAATAATCTCCATCGCCTTTACCAATTGGAAACATTTCAGGATCTAAATAACCTGGAATTACTGCATCAAAGAATGAACCATCTACTTGAGCAGCGTTCTTATGTTGAGCATAGATTGCGTGCATCCAAGCATAAGATTCATAAACTCTATATTGAGAAAAGACTCCTGCATAACCTACGCCAAACTCTACTGTCATCATATGTGGCAGTGCATCTGCTATCGGCTTATGACTTGCTCCACCAATTACACAGATGAAGTCTTGCTTCTCTGCTCGTTTCTTAATCTCAATAGCAGCTTTCTTATTAAACTTTTGCCAGTGAGGTAAACGATAATCAAAGGGTGCTTCAACATAAGGCTTGTTACCTACAACGATTCTTCTCTGTGTTTCAGAGATGCAAGATATGTGCTCATCTACTTGAGCTTCATTCTCATCGCCTGCATATAGGTAGACCGTATGGCCTAACCCTTTCATCATATTGCAGAATCTGCGAACCTTTTCAGTGTACGCACAACCTGCAAATTCTTTAGTTACCTGTGTATGGGGTAGCGCTACTACGTGGAATCTCATACCACAATTCTACTGAAAACCCTTGAAATCAGAGACTAACTCGCCGCGTAAATCTGAGAATCCATCGTGTTGAATTACTAGGTTTGGATGGGCAATATAGGCATTAGTCCTATTAGCCCAGAGCCTATAAGCCACATCTATGTGGCGGTCAAACTCTCTGGCTATCTGGATAAATAAATCTACCTTGGCAGGATTTACGCAATAGGCTTGAGTCCCTGTTGATACTACCTGTCTAACCCAGTAGTTATTGACTGGCTTAGTCTCATTCTTTACTGCTCCTAGATAGAAAATATCCCAGTCTTTAGGTAGTTCTGCCATATACCTATCTAGAGCCTCATTAAAATCTTCTCTAAATTTAGCATCATCTTCGCAGATAAGAACCATTTCATCTGGCTTTATCTTTCGTAGAACCTCTATATGACTTAACCTGCCAGCCACTATTGGGTCCATACCTAGGAACTGTGCATCCAAAGCTGAATGTACTTCAAAGTCAAAACCAACTGTTTCGGCTTCTTTGCGGAACTGCTCTAAACGATCTGAACGCCTATTGACATTGATAACAATAACTCTGTCAAAGTATTTCACATACCACCTAGTAGTAAAGAAATCGGAAACGCATCAGCTCCTGGGCCAGTAGCACCTGTTGGACCTGTCGGTCCAGTTGCTCCTGTTACACCAGCAGTTCCAGATGGACCTGTAGGTCCTGTCGGACCTGTGGCTCCTGCAGGACCAGTAGGACCTGTCGGTCCTGTGGGTCCAGTTAATCCTGTATCGCCTGTAACACCTGGGCTACCTGTAGGCCCTGTTGCACCTGTTGGTCCTGTCGCTCCTGCTGGACCCGTAGCTCCCGTAGGACCAATGTTACCCGTAACGCCTTGAGGCCCTGTAGCGCCCGTAGGGCCAGTAGCACCTGTTGGTCCGACATTTCCAGTAACTCCTTGCGTTCCAGTGGCTCCTACAGGCCCTGTAGGCCCTGTAGGACCCGTTGCACCAGCAGGTCCTGTTGAACCTGTTGCACCAGTATTTCCAGTTACGCCTTGTGGACCTGTAACACCCGTTGGACCAGTTGCTCCTGTAGGTCCTGTATCGCCTGTTGGACCAGTAACGCCAGCAGGTCCTGTTGGCCCTGTACTTCCTGTAGCACCGACTGGTCCTGTTGCGCCAGTAGCTCCAGTATTACCAGTGGGACCTGTAGGTCCTGTGTTACCTGTAGGACCAGTAGGACCAGTTGCACCTGTTGTACCAGTTGCACCTGTAGCTCCTGTGGAGCCAGTAGCTCCTGCTGGGCCAGTAGAACCAGTAGGCCCTGTAGGCCCTGTTGGTCCTTGACCGCCTTGCGGTCCTTGGTCTGCTGATAACTCTACAGATACCTGTGGGGTAATGGACTCAATAATGATATACGTTGTCATTAAGTAACAGCCCCAGTCACTATAAACTTACCTTCTAAAATTCTTGTTACTACTGAACCTGAATCTAAAACTAAATCATAGGCATATCTGCCTGCAGTAATATCAGTTGTAATTGCTGACGATAAAGTTACGTTAATTCGACCTGAACCAGGTGTTAGAACCATACGACCATTAGCAGTAGATGCAACTACTGTAGTGGTTGAAGCGCCCACAAACGGGCGCACTGTCATAGTTCCTGTGTAACCAGTCAGGTTCCAAGCAACTCCGTCATTTTGAATGACAAACTGAAAATTAAATGTGGTGCCTTGATCGCAAACTAGATTATATTTCGCACTCATCAGGTAGAGACCGCCCTGAGAGCAGCCGCCGCAGGTAAGCCAGAAGTAGAAGCGATGTAATTGCATACACCACTAAAATCAAGCCAATTGGCTTTAGAAGCGATGCCAGCAATTTCATTTAAGACTCCTACGGTATCTGTGACGGTAAGAGTGACGCTACGTTGTGCAGCCCATTGTTGGGCAGCCTTAGCCATATCAACCATATTAGCAGCAATACGATATGTTCCACCATTAGCTAGACGATTTAACTCTGAATTGAGAGTTGTTCCTGCAACACCTAGTGCCACTATCTACCCCTTACTTTTTCTTTTTTGCTACTGCAGCGTTATCTATTAAGTTTGGATAAGGCCTACCTGCTGCCTTAGCTCTTTTCTTAGCAGCGCTTTTCTGTGCAGGCGTTAACTTCTTAGATGTTTTATTTGGGTTTTTTGTTTCCCAGAATGGTTTCTTCTTCACCACTTCACCTTATCTGCCCAATATGCGGCGCTCATTTTACCTTTAGCGATATTCTTTGCGTGACGGGCTTTGAAAGACTTTTGCCTAGGTGAAGGCTGTCTATCTCCTGTTACGCCTTGCTGTCCGAATCTAATTGTCTTGATTTGAGATCCTTCTTTGGCAACAACAACGTGGCTCTTAGTTGGGTGGCTAGGCGTACGCTTGGGTTTATTGAAGCCCGATACACCAGCTCGTGTAAGACGCGGATCACTTTTTTTCTTTGCCATATTCTCCGTACTTTCCTAAGATTGCTCGGATTGTTCCGTTCTTATTAAGTCTAACAATCATTCCATTCTTAATCTGAACAGAGTTAAATCCTCGGTGTGTCTTGTATTGCCCTGAAGACATTACTTTTTCTTCTTAGCCTTGCCAGCCTCAGAAAGAGCGATAGCAATGGCTTGCTTGCGAGACTTGACTACTGGCCCTTTTTTGCTACCTGAATGAAGTTTGCCACCTTTGAACTCGCGCATAACTTTCTCAACTTTCTTTGCGCTTTTGGTTTTTTTCATTACTTACTGCCCATTTTCTTCTTCATTCCTGAAACTTTCTTTAGGCGTGGGTTAGCTTTGACAGCCTTAGCAGAAGCCTTACGAGCGCCTGCAGCAAGAATTGCTCCAGCGCGTTCCATACCAACTCCTTGCTTTGCAGCAATTTTCTTTTGGACTGCCTTAAATCCTGGATGTGCTTTTCCTTTTTTCATTTTGCTGCCTTTCCTGGAGCACCCTTCATCAAGGACTCATAGGTCATAAAAGGCTTATCGTTTGTGTCTGGAGGCCAAGGTGTGTACTCGTCCTCTTCTGGCTCAAACTTGTTACCGTATTCTTCTGGATAGTTTCCTGGCATTTTAGTTCTCCTTGAACTTTAGAGTGTTTCCGTCAAAGGCTTTACCAGCCTCATTAGATAACATCATTGCTGCGTCTATATCTTTTTTCTTGGTGGATATTGGTTCTACTCCCTGCCTTAAAGCAGAATAGTAAGAATCCAATTCTTTATCCCAGTTCTTCTCTTTGTCCTTATCCCAACCTTGCCTAGTAGGGAAGCACCCTGCAAAGCCAAAGTTTGCTGATTGCAAACAATCGGAATAAGACTCGTGATCTTGTGTTTTGCAACCTGAACGACAATTTGGATTTTTCATATTTGAGTTACGTAGCTCCCATATCCAGCGTCAATAAATATCTGTGCCTGTGCATCACTAATGGTATTTGTAGTACCACCAAGGTAGTATGAATCAGCAGCAGCTAGTGTATCTTGACTTGGTGTCTGCTCTACAGTAACAGTAGTTCCGTTAACGATAAATGTATAACCGCGAGGAATATCAGTAAGGAATGGATTGATAGTTCCTGTTATTGAACCACCAGTTATTGGCCTACCAGCAAGGCGAGCATATGGAGTGAATTGGGTATAATCAGCTCCCCAAGTTTCCCAACGCCAAGGTGTTGTTAATGTGTAGGGCATCTCTTCCTTTCAGAATTGACTCACCACCAAGCAGGGTTTCAAGGCCCTGCCTGATAGTCAATCAACTACTAATTGATAGAAGTTGCAGTCTCAATGCGGTATAGAGCCGCTTCACGAAGACGTGCAAAGCCACCAAAGTAGTACCAGCCGATGGTGCGGAAACGGCGCAGAGCGTCAATTTCTGGACCAATCACAACTGATGTATCTTGGACGGTTGCTTCAGCAAGTGCTTCACGACCTGCAACTACTGCGCTATAGACAGTAACTGCTGGTGATTGCGTATTTGCCGCAGACGGAACGCGAGGTGTTTCAACAATGAATGCACCTTCAAGAACGCCAACTGCTCCAGCAACGAACGGAGTACGATCAACGTACTTGGTTAGCTCCTGGAATCCACCAGTGCCTGATTCGGCACGGAGGTCAGCAGACTGACGTGGGTGTAGATATGCAGCATATAGATCGCCAATGCGAGGAACTGCCTTGTTGCTGCGAAGCTGAACAACAGCCTTACGGATGTTAGCAGTAGTAATAGTGCCAGAGGATGTAATACCGTTGGTGCCAGTTGCGGCTCCACCGTAGATTACGTTAGTTCCTGTGGAACCAGTTAGAACGGCTGCTACTACAGAGTCAATAGAATCTGCAGCGTTGTATGCAATGATATCAGCAAGAGCTGCATCAACATCATTAAATGATGTTAGGTTCAGCTTCTTGGTGGTTGTTACGGCTGAGCCGTACTCGTTTAGTGTTACAGTAACCTGTGATGGGTTACCAAGAGCAATAGAGGAAACATCAGAAGTTTCTGTCAAAGTACCAGTCGCTGTTGCAAGATCTGAGTAAATGGAGAATACAACTGACGAACCTGGCATTGCTTGCTGTACTGGCTTAACATCAGCCAACGCACGCATCACTGGGATGGAGCGAAGAGCCATACGAACATACTGATCGTACGCACTCTGTACAAGGTTTTGCATTGACGAAATTTGTGTCAATGTACCTGTAGGAATTGCCATTTATTTTACCTTTCGGATAGGTTCGGTCTTAGAGACCAGACGACCTAATAATTTCATCCAGTTCTTCACGGCTATTTGCATTCATCAACTTACGATGAACGTCTGCTTGGAACTCAGGAGTAATTCCCTGCTCTACAGCATTAGTCATCCGTTGATATGCAGCCGCTTGCTTTGGGTCCACATTAGGCGTTGCCTGGTTTGACTGGGTTTCATAGCCGAATACATCGGCATAATCTTCCAGCCATTTTGATACAGACTCCTCAGTTGGGTCTATATCCTGTGGGATAAATGCAGCAATTTTGCTGTTTACCCCCCGACTAGCAAGAGCATCTTTGATTGCTCGCTCACGGTTGGATTTAGAGATAGATTCAAACTGAACTTTTAGTTCAGCTAGTTCTTTCTCTTTTTGTTTATTTGCTTTTCGCAACTGTTTGACGAGATCATTGCCATCATTAGATGGTGTATCAAAGTCGTCATCTTCGTAGTCGTAGTTGGACATAGGTCCTTCTCCCATTTCTTTTTGAGTTGACGTAGACCTCATACAGACTTGGGGATTTCTGTATGGCTTCTACTACTGGTTTTGATATCTCTCTAACGGACCAGTCGTCCCGTTAGCAGGCCTTAGTATTGACCAGCGCGTTCGCGGTCTAGTGCTCCGCCAGTAATTCCAGTTGTTCCACTGAAGGCGGCTGTTTCAAGTTGTCCTAGTCTGCGTCTTTGACGGCGTGCTTTCTCAGCATCAGGTAGGGCAAAGACTTCTGCTTCTGCTACTTGTTGAGTGTATTCAGGTTGTTGATAAATCTGTGATAGTTGGCGACCACGCTCTAAGCCACTAGCGATAGTTCCGAAGCCTTGTAGAGCTGCCTCTTTAGTAACGCCATAGCGTTGCAACTCTTCTGCTCTGGCAAGTCCAGTCTTAAGACCTGCTTGCATTGCGCCTGCTCCGATTTCAGCAGCACCAACTTTACGCTTAATGTTAGTAATTGCTTGAGCTGGGTCAAGAGCGTAGGCAAGAATATCTCCACCAGTAATCTCAGGATAGAACTCACGAAGTGCTCTAGAGACTTCTGGATTAGCATTGACTACTCTGGTTTGTGCGGTCTGGATACGATCTTCTAGTTCAACAGGAGATACATCTCCAGCGATAAACTTCTCAAATCCTTGTTGGATTCCCATATCACCGCGTGTGTAATAACTTTCAGGTAAGCCATATTGACGCATCACATTTTGATATTGGTCTTCAAGGTTAATATACTCTGCCTCTGATAAAGCTCTAAGGCCTTTTTTAATTCGCTGAGAATTAGCTGCAAAACGTTTTTCATAAGCAGGCGTAGCTCGAAGTCTTAAAGTAAGTTCATCTTTTGATAGACCTTGAACAATAAATTGCTTTACATCCTCAAGTAATCCACCCATACCATAACGGTCAAACTCTGCAAACAGTAAATCATAAGCAGATTGACCTTTACGGCGCTTTTCCTCTGCTGCGGTTTGAGCAATGTAAGCATTGTAAGATGCTAGGTCAGTAAAGATTCTGCCATCTGGGGCTGTATAAGTTATAGGACCAGCACCGCCAATAGCAGTTCCAGCACCAGCACTAGCACCAGCACCTGTTGCTCCTGTAGGTCCTGTTGCTCTTGTAGGAGTTACTGGAGTTGTTGATACTCTACTAGCAGTTGCTTTAGGACCAGTAGCCCCTGGTGTTACTTCCATACCTGCTGCTGCAGCAGCTTCTGCAACAGCCTTGTTTGCTTCTACTTGAGCAGGACTAAGGCCAGTTTTAGGATCGCGTACATAATAAGGGTCTACAGGTGTCTTAATAGGTGTTTTAGTAGGTGTCCTAGTGCCAGGAGAAATATCTAAATAGTCTCCACCGCCATCAATAAGGCTCATCCCTGGATTTATTCTAGCCATTTATTTACCCCTGGAATCCGAAGTCACGAAGTACTCCTAATGCAATATTTGATACTTCTTCACGAGCGTTATCTGTATATTGCCAACGCGGGTCTTTGCGAATTGTTTTTCTATAGTCATATAGAGTCTGCTCTTTATCTGGCCCAATAGCTTCACGAAGCAACGGATCATCTAGACTAATAGCATCCTCATCTAACTCAAGCAGTGCAGCCATTTGACGGCGATAAGGATTGTATATTGTTTCAAGGTCCACACCTTGGTCTAATAATCCACCAACTTTTTCAGGTAAACCTAGTTTTGCGACATTGCGAATAATTTGCTTATATGTATCAACTGATTCGCCTGCTTCAATATTTTGAATCCAGTTTTGCACCTCGGCACCAAATGCTTTATTTAAGTCAAGGCCATTAGCCTTAGCAGCCTTCTGTAATTTTGCTAGATTCTCACCAGCTCTACCGCCTAAAACTCCATCTTTGCCAACAAGTATATTACCTCGTAGCATAGAAAGGACAGTGGCTCTATCGTTTTCTTGTCCACTATCATATATTTGTTGAGCAAAGTTTCTTGCTTCGTCATCTGTAATAGTAGCACCAGATTCCAAAGCATATTCTTTTACTTTATTGATTGTTTCAGTAAGGCCGCGACCATACTCAGTCTTTGCACCAGCAGAGGCTAGAGCATCACCAGTTAAACCTTTAGTTACTTGATTGTATATGCTTTTAAGTTTTATTCGCTTTTCAATTTCTGGATCTTTAAGGGCATTAGCATCTATCTCAGACTTAAAAGCCTTTGCAATGTTTTGCTCTAGCCAAAAATCGTCATCAAGTCCACCAGTAGTACTGGCAACATTTACTCCATCTTTAACAGAGTACTTGGTAGTAATAGGGTTTTTCTTTTGCTCTGCCTGAAGTTTCTTGCGCCACTCTTTAAGTCTTTCAGGAGTTATCTCTAAACCAAATTTTTCAAGTGCTTTTGCTACTCGAGCATCAGCAGTAGAATCATCATCTATGCGGGTAGTTCTTTGAGTAGATGGACCTTTAGGTGCTCCACTTGCACTACGAGGCGCAGTGTTCTCAATTAAGAACTCTCGCAATGTTAAAGCAGGACGACCAGTTCTTGATGCCTCAATAGCAAGTTCACCATTAGCTCTACTGTAAGCATCTGCTATTGTCTTATTATATTTATTTGTAGATACTTTAAGATACCCAGCAGCAACTAATAAATCTGCAACTTCTTTGATTTGAGCAGGCGAAGAATTTATCAAGTCCATAGCAAAAGGGTCTGTGGCTACAGATAACTGTCCACCTTTATATCCAGCATATCCGCCTTGAACATTGGAGATAGTGGAACCACTAGATGGAAGAGCTTGATTCTTCCAGTTGTTCCAGAATGCACCTTCTTCTGCCACGTATATCTCCTGTTAGTCTCTGATAAGTCTTGAGAATAGAGCAAAGTAAGCATCTTGTGCATTACGATTTGTCTTAGATAGACGCTCTAGTTCTGCTTTAGCCTGTTGTTTTAGTAAGTCTTTGTAGTTTTCTGCTGAAGTACCATTGCCGTATACAGAATCACGTGCATTGATGTATTGATTATAGACAGTCATCATACCTTCAATAGGTTTGCGAACTGCTGGATCAAGTTTTACGGTAGAATCAGCTAACATTCTTTCCAAATCAGCAAGTGCCTGTGAGCGTTGTACTGCACGCTCTGCGCCTTTACCTAGTTCTTCTTGTAGATTAGGGCGAGCCTTCTTGAAAGAATCTGACCAGCGTGACCATTGTTCCTTTAACTGACGCTTTGCGTAGTCATTGTAAGTATTGGCAAGTTCTGCTTCGTATTGGTCTTGTTGGTCATAATAGAAGTTCTCGTCAAAGGCTGTATTGACTTCACGTAGATAATCTTCCATAGTCTTTGAACGCTTTAAGCCCATATTGATTAACAGTTTATAGGTACGAAAATCAAACTCACCTTCTTTTGGAATAAAGAAAGATGCAGCTTCTGGGTATGTTTCAAGAAGTTTTTTGTTCTTGTTAATCCAAGTATTGGCTTTGTCGTTAGCGCTAATAATTGCTATGACATTGCTCTCAGACTCAGATATTGTATATGGCATTTGGTCTGGGAATAATCTAACCCACTCAAGCATAGCCTTGTCATAATCACCTGTCTTTTCAACAAGGTTATTCCAAGTCTGCTTAAAGTTTGTTTGACCATTCTGGCGTACCCAATCGGCAATCTCGCTCTTTAATGTAGTTTGAGGTGGAGCTGGGACTATAAATCCTAATATGAAACGTAAAGATAGGGCAGTAAAGGTTGATGCGTTTAGTTTATCTTGGTACTTATCAAGTTCTCCTGGTGTAATAGGAATCTCTTGACCAGTTTCTGGATCAATCTTTGGTTTTAATCCGTGACCAGTAGCCTCAAGGTATGAAGCTGCCTTACGGAAGGCTGATGCAAACTGAGACTTACGTTCATTTCTATCCATCAACGCAAGGAATCTATTAAAGTGCGCTGGGAAAATTGCATTTACAATAGGTTGGTCTTCTCCATATTGACCTAAGAAAACTCTTTCAAGTTTATCTAAAGATGGCACTAAGGCAAATATAGCCTTCATTGATAGAGCAGATACAGGTCCTGCAAAGGTTGGGAATAATGAATCTGGGTTAGATGATGGTGTAATCATCTTTAACTTAGCAGAAAATTCTATAGGCATTGGAGCCTTAATTGCTTCTTCTTGACCAAAAGCCTGCATAACTTTATCTACGCTTTGATACATAGCAGTTGTGCCAGGATAGAAGAAGTATGATTCTCCAGTATCATCAGTTTGCACTAAGCCAGAGTGTGCAATACCATCGTAAGTCAATGATGCGCGAGTGATTGCTTCTGGGTTGTAGCGTACTGTGCGATAAAAACGGCGATAGAAGTCTTCGGTTGCGCGATAGAAACGAGCAAAGTTGCGACCAGTCATAGCAAGTTGAGTACGAACTGCTGGATTATCTAGGAAAGCAAGTGCGCTATCTTTAGCCAAGTCCTCAGCTATTGTATTGATATGGCGTTGAGCAGACTTAAAAGCCTTCTCATAGGCTTCATCTGTTTTATTAGCGGTAAACTGCTTGATAACTTTATCACTAAAGCCTGAACTATCTAACTCTTTACGGAAACGAATTAGTTCATTGATGACTATTGGTTCACGTGACCAACGGGCATTAGCCTCACCCATCGCATCCCAGCCCTTATCATAAAGAGCTGCAACAAAGTTATCGGAATCTGCAACAGGAACCAAAGTTGGTCCAGAGATAAACTCTGGTGCTAACTTAGGATCATCTGGTAGGTCTACAAGTTTTAATTCTTTTGCTGATACTTTAACGTATCCGTCTTTATCAGTCTTTTTAACTTTATTAAGAAGTTCTCTGTTGAGATTACCATTCTTATCAGAGAATAGATTACGTACTGCAATGTACGCACGTTGAGCGTGGATTCGTTCATCTACGCCTTTTGAATAAAGCTGGAATCTTTTCTTTTCTTGCGCTGGTAAGTTCTTAAGAAACTTAACCATCTCATCAACTGCTGTTATATCATCCTCAAGATATCTAATAGCAATACGACCTAGGTCATCATTAGCCATAACACCTAGTTGGAATAGCCAACTTACCTTAGATTGCTCACTTGCAACAGGATTAAACTGAGTAAAAGCCTTATCTCCAACAGAACGCTTATAGGCTTTACCATCAATAGTGATTGCTTCTAATTTACCAAAGCGTGATACATCATCTGCTATATTACTGTAGCGACTATTACCGCGAACAGCATTCTTAGCGCCTTCAGAAACATCGGCAAGTAATGAATCTAAGTCACCATACTTAGCGACATTAGCAATTATATCAGCAGATTCTTTATCAAGTTTATAGGCTAATTTACGGCGAAGAACTGCTTCTGCCATAACAGAACGAACTTCATTCTCATCGGTAGCAGCAGCTATCTTGCCTGCAAACTCTTTTAGTTCATCAGATCTAAGGAATTTATTTATAGCACCAAGTTCGCCTTGTTCACTATTAAGAAATACTGTGTCCTTAAACTTCTGTAAGGATGTTTCTTCTCCTGCTACACCCCTGCCAATACGAACGCGAGTAGACCATAAACGACCTTTTACCATATCCCAAGGATTACGACCACGTGCTAAGTAAAACATATCGTCTTCAATAGCATTACGGATTGCAAAGCGTGGTCCTGCAAGGGTCAAGAATGACCAACCAGATGTAATCTGGTCTACCCACTTATTATGAGAAAAGCCAATAAGTTTAGATATTAAACCTTGACGTGCTGTAAGTCTATCAAGATCTACTATTGATGGGATAACCATTGATGATGATAGTTGATATGGGAACAAAGCCATCTGCTCGCCAGCAAATTCAGCAGGGTTTCCTACGCGAGTTCCATCTACAACTATATCTGCAGCGTAACGTTTTTCTAAACCGCGACCTGCAAACTGTTCCATAAATGTTTTGCCAGGGTCGCCCTTACGAACACCGCGAGTTGAGAAAATAGTGTTCCAAAGTCCCTTGGTAATCTGAATGCGTTGACCTTCATCTCCAGCAGCAAATGCCTCAGCAATAATTTTGCTATGATAACGAGAGTTTGTTAAACGCGCTGTGCGATAAATTTGTTCAACAGCATTTGGTCCTGATACATCAAATACTGTAGATGTTGGATTAGGAACTTTTGTAAACTTACGGGCAAACCTATCAATACGACCTTGAATTTGATTAGCTGTAAAACGGATTACTCCGTCTGGCCCTTTGATTCTGCCAACTTGTTTTTCTAGTGCAGCAATTTCATCAGAGCGACCAGTAATACCTGCAAGGATATCTTCATACTGTGGTCCAACTCCATACAATGCAGATACAAGTTTCTGTCCTACATTGTCAATATTAAGAACTTTATTGCCAGTAGTAAATGCTGCAATACGAGCCTTACGCCCTACAGTTAAACGTGGAATTAAAGGAGTCTCACGAGCTGCCTGACCTTTTAGTATGCCAAGCATATCTACGCTATTTTGAAAATAGTTCTTAGCGGTAGCAGAATCCTTTACGCCAGCTTTTAAGAACTCATCAACAGCAGCAGGGCCAAACTCTGGCGCTATACGCTTTAACATTGTTGAAGCTTTTTCAGCCTCTACAATATTTTTAGCTTTACGGGCCTTTTCTAAATTATCTAATTGGCTACCGTATACATTAAAGAAGTTTACTACTTCAGGCCTAGTAAATACTTCGTCTACTTTTTTAGGAGAACCAGCAATTTTAATAATTGAATAACGAGCTGCATCATAGGCTTTCTTAGCTTTACCTAGGAAAATAGTAGGATCTGCAAAGATACGATAAGACGCATCTGCTATTCCAGATATTCCTTTGTAAAGAAACCCTGAACCCTCTAAACCTTCTGGTAGAAATGTATTTGCTATCTTTCTACCTGGTGAATATTTAGAAGCAAAGACTGCATCATAAGCATCTTGCCACAATGGGTCCCTGTTTTGTGCAGCAAGAGCTGCAATTTCTTTTTCTTCAGGTGCTCCGTTAGCAATTATGTCTGCTAAATCACGACCTTCTGTAACTTGTTGCGCTAATTTGACGCGGGTGGGTCCATATTTAGCAGTTGCTTTAGAAATACGTTGCTCATTGTAAAGAAATTCACCATTATCATTTGACTTATCCCAAGCCTGTGTAAGAATCTTTACTTTATCTAAAGGTGTTTTAGTAAAGTCAGGCTTAAAGTAACCTGATTCTGAAGCAAGTGCGCCTGTTCTATACAGGCGTGTCATAAAATCTGACACTTCAGTTAAAGCATTTACTACTTGCCCACCACTATAGTGCCAAGCGGTACCTAACCAACCTCTTTTTTTAGGTTCAGGGTTAGTGCCAAAAGTATCTTTAAGTGTTTCTTGTTGATCCGTTGGTAAAGATTGAAACTTAATACGCGCTTCATTAGCAGGCATATCAAGTAAATTTTTATGAGTGCTAACAAGTTTAGATATAGCATCTACTTTTTCTTTATCAGTAGGTGATAAGTTAGCTTGTGCGGATGCAAGTTTTAGATTTTTCTCCACTACAATCCTCGCGCAATAAAGTCCTGATACAGAATTGCAATTTCGCCAGACTCATCGTAAGGTAACAACTTAGCCAGAGTATCTGAATACTTCTCAACTGGTGTTGGACGCATTCCTAAAACTTCTGGTCCTGGACCTTCACCCATTGCGATACCTGCAGTAATCGGTTCATCAGGGCGCTCTGATGGAGCATACAATGGAGTAATCTGACTTGGAGCCATACCCATCTCTGATTGAGATGTAGGGCGCACATTTGGAGTTTTTGCTAGCGGAGCTCCTGCTTTAATTGCAGCGTTCTCAACGCCTGAACCATATTCTGTTGACTGAAATGAAATTCCATCTGTTCTCTTGGAGAATTTACCAGGTCCTGATACACCTGCCATAGGCCCTCTAGCCATTTGGATCCTCCATCTTCTCTAAATCTGATGTGAACTGTTCCCATACTCTGGAAACTTTTGTTGTTCTATTTGCGTTATACACTGCTAAATCTAAAAGTTCTGATGCGAGCATCTCTACAGCTCGGACTATATTTACAAAGAAACCTGATATAACTACAAAGAAATCTGCGAGAGTGACAGAGCGCGGTACAAAATCTTTATCTTTATCCACGCTCTATCCCCTCACTGTAAAACACTAAGCCTTCTTGCCTTTACGAGCTTTGCCTGCATAGCCAAACTTGACCATACCGCCTGCTGGCTTTTTCATATCCTTCTTGCCCTCTGTTGGCTTTGCCATAGAGGCCTTTGCACGACCACCTTTTTTCATATCACACCTCCCTTACCCTGCAATAGATGCGAGTAATGACGCTATATCTGGACGAGAGCCAGCAGCAGGGGCCGCACCCATTTGTTCTGGAGTTGGCTGCGAGGCAGGAACGGGGGCCATACCTGCTGCTGGAACTTGTTCGCCCATCATTTCTGTTGGGACTTCTGGAGCTGGTTCTGGAGTAAATACTTCTTCAACTATCGTCTCAAGTTGTTTACCTTTTTGACGACCCTTAATAACCTCGGCGATTCTAGAAACAATCTGAGAAGGATCTTGACCTTGGGCTGCAAGTGCTGGAATGGCCTGAGCATACTGAGCAACAGCAACGCGCAAAGAATCACGCATCTCTTCAATATCCACACGCTGTTCTTCTTGAGTGACATTTAACTCCATAGGAATTTCTCTGCGTACATAATCACGCGATACGAGTTTATCGGAACGCATCTGTAGTAAAGCAATAATGGCATTGTTTGGATTCATACCAGACATAATGCCGTAGCGAACATCTACACCGTATTCACCAGCAATCTGTTTGCTTGGTACATACTTCATATTAAACGGAGTACCGTCATCTACTCCCTTGATTTCCTTGGTCATAGAACCAAAGATTTTCTCGTCTACTTCAAAGCTAAGTGATACTAGCTCTGTAAATAGTCTTGCAAACTGTGCTTGTGCTGCACGTACTTGTGTATCAAAGCCAGCTTGTAGGGCTTGTACTCCGCGACCTGTAATGATTGAAGCATCAACATTACCGCTACGTACTTCTGGATAACGAGAACCAAGACGTAGTTCGCGCTCTAGTACACTAGACTCGGTAAAGACTCCATTAGGAAGTTCTAGCGGCACACGTCTAATTGCCTGCGGATTAGCAGAACGCATAATTGCATCAGGGCCAAGTGCAAGTTCTTGAACATCCTGGGGGATAGCAATAGGTGCTTGAATAGACTTTTCTGCTGCTTGAATCTGTAGAACAGCAAAACGAGCACGAGCTAGTTGTACCGCTAGAACATCATCAAATTGACCGCGTGCTTCTCCGTCTAGGGATGAACGCATTGCAACGCGGGCTAGGCACTTACCAATAACGTTAGGTAGGTTTAATAAAACTAGATTGTTACGATCTGGGACGTAGATTAAATCTTGGTCCTTATCGTGGTAGCGAACCATTGTGACATAAGGAGAGCTGGTAGCATAACTTCTATTAGTAATGATTTGATTGTAGAACTCTGGATATTGCATTGCTAGAGTCTCTGCATCAGTAGCTATTACTTGAGTAATTGAGATACAACGACCAAAGCGGTCCATCTCAGGATAGACACCAAAAGGATTCAGCAAACGGATTCTAGGATTGTTTGTCTCGTAATCCATCTCAACTATTGCTGGTAGCATTCCGTAGGTGTTAAACCAGTCAGCACCTTGATACATCTGAATCTGCAACTCAGAACCTGATACAAAGTAGTTGGCAATACGAGTTCTAGTATCAGCAGCTTTACGTGCAGAATCTGAAACCATATTGGTAGCAGCGCAGTTGAAAGATGGTAGTGGTGCCATTACCTCTGCTAGGTCTCTGGCTGCAACATCAATGAAGTTAGCAACTAAAGGTTTTGGATATTCCTCAGAGAACATAGCAGGATATACCTTGCTGATATCTCCTTGGCGCACAGATAGCACGTCACGCATACGCTGATCGCGTGCTGCATACTTAGACTGTAGCCTAGCTACCTTTGCAATTACTTCTTTAGTTGTAAGCATTTATCCTTACTTTTTCTTAAGTTTAATTACTGGTTTCTTCTTAAAGCCTGGTAGTTTAACGTCTGTATCTCCAGGATACTTTTTGTTCTTAGAAGGAACTTTCTTCTTCTTAGCAATAAAATCATCAAGCGTTGGCTTCTTTGGCATTACTTCTCCCTAGACAAATTGACGTTGTTGTTGTTCTGCTATTAAATCGTCTATGTTTACTACTAGACGCTTGCCTCGCTCGTAACGAGACAAAAACGGATTCTTCAGATGATGCACTGTATGGTTGCCATTGTTGAGCCATTCTCTAGCTCTAATCTCACAGAACCATAGAGCCATAACCATATCGGTCTTACCCTTAGTAGTGGGTGACCAGGTAATAAGTTGCTCTATTAAAGCCTTAACATTCTCAGTTTGATCTGATGGCAGATGAATTATATTATCTCTATGATGCTTACCATCAGGTTGCTTAGTTCCAAATAGGGTAGACATAGAAGCTACGCCAAAGCCTGAATCCCACTTATTGCTACCAGTATGATGTTCTCTTAATACTGTTCCCTTAGATGCTAGGAACTGTCTGATACCTTCATCCTGAGTTAAGAAAGACTGGAAAGCGTTACGCTCTACAACCCATTCAGCAGGTGTATAGACGTTGGTCCAATCAATAATCAACTGTCTAATCTGAGCAGGGGTAGGCTTGGTAATCTTGATAGCATCTACGATATAGCGCTTATGTGTGATGCGGTCTACTGCATAACAGATAGCGGCAGTATCACCGACCATAGCAGGATCTAATCCACATACAAAAGAAAAACCAGTTAAATCTCTAGGATGGCCTGGAGCTCCTGCTTGCAAGCGACCAGCCTTACGCATACCATCAATAGAACCTCTAACAGATACTGGGTCAAATATGGCATCATCTGAGATATCTTGTTGCTGATAAATCAAAGCCCAAGTGCTGGCATCCATAGCTTGACGTTCTGCAAAGAGATGCTTACCGTTCCATCTAGGATAGAGACCTTCTTCGGTCTTATCAGCATCGCTCTGCCCATCAAAGGGTTGGTCTGAGTAAGGCCAGAGAGTTACCCACTTGGTGGGGTCCTCATTGGTTTCAAGTAAAGCTGGCATCGCCAGATATGTCCAAGGGACCAAGCCACCAGGGTATCTATCAGGAGAGCGTAGTTCTTTGTATAAGTCTACAGAGGCAACGCGGGTTCCGATAACAATTAACTTACCAGTAGGGTTAAGACGGGATCTAACATCTTGGGTAAGCCATCTAATCTGCTTTTCAAACTCATTAGCGTTCTTCAAGGTAACAGCATCATCAACAATAATCATATCGGCACGCTTACCGTATATCTGACCGCCAATACCAACAGCTTCTATATTGGGGTCTTTCTCAGATGATTCTCTGAGTTCATCACCGAAGGTAACCCTAGTAGTAGTCCAGGTAGCAGATTTAGAGTTAAAGCCGACACCAGCAGCATAGGCCTGCTGTAGTTCCTCATACATTGGATGGGTAAGGCGCTGCTTGATAGCATATAAGAAATCTGCTGCAAGCTGCTGAGTCTGGGATACTATTAAAACTCTAAAGTTAGGATTCTGGACTATCTTCCAAGTTACATAGTCAACTGTGATAGTCATTGACTTGGCGTGATTGGGTGGAATGTTTATCAGGATGCGGTTATCAGCAATACCCTTTTCGTACTTCATAGAGCTGTGATACCAAGAGGGCTCACGCCCTTCTATAACATCTGCCAGGTTCTGCTGATGAGCAAAGGTCCTCTGATGAAGGAATCTCTGGCGGAACTCTGCAAAGGGTAGGTCGTGAACATCGGTAGATGCAAAGTTCTTAGATCTTAACCCTAGGCGGGTTCTATCAATTTTATCGGCAAAGACCTTATCGGTTCTACGGTAGTACTCATAACTTTTTATGGATTTACCAGCAGAGGCACAAGCCTGTTCTATAGTAATACCCTCTGCTACAGCGTTAAGGATTACCCTTTTAGCTATATCAGCAGTGTTGTTAGAAATAGCAGGCTCCTAAATTTTTGACAGAATACACCCGACTAAATGAGGCGACTTGCGCCTCGTTATCGGGCTTGAGCGCCCGAACGAGTCACAACGAAGTGAGGGGTAAGTCAGCTCCACCCCTTCTAGGGGCGTAGCGTGAGCGTAGCCCGCAGTAAGCTACAACCGTTCCGCTTACTGCTCCTATACTGTATTAGGCGGGAAAAAAAAGTCATTTCCCGCTTTTTTTCTAAAAATCTTTATTTTGTGTTAAACATCACAATTAAATACGGACAAACTAGGACACTGTACGATCAACGTTCACTTTAGGAAAAAAATTTAGTTGGGGTACATACATACACCCACTCCGTAATTAAGCAAGGCTGGGTCCGCGTTTTCTACGCGGGCAGACTTGCGCGGGATAGTGCTAGGCGTGGGGAATTGTGGAGAGTAAGGGTAGAAAGTGGAGGGCGTGCTACGACATCGGCATACCCCGCGCCCATAATAATTCTCCAACTCTACTTAATAAACCGCTAACCGATAGCCCTGCCCTGCCTTGCTCTGCCCTGCCCGATAAGGCTGGAGCTCTCTCAGACAACTCTCAGGATTAGATCTTTAGTTGAGGGTTAAGGTTTCTATCCCTGCCACCGACACGCCCTAAAAGATTTATTCATAAACATTTGACAAGATAGATTAGCCTGATATATCCTTGCTTTATAGATAGCAAATTGCTATCGGATAAGGATAAAAAATGGAAATCTGTTTGGTTTGTTCATCAGATAAAGATGATAACGGCTTGGTAATCTGCTCATCTTGCGATTCTGTTGATTTTGTTCCTGTTGATTCAGATGGCAGGGCTTGCGGTGCTTGCGGTGATTTCATCGTTGAGATAGATACCGCCCGCCATAACTGCTCAGAAGAAAGCACTATTCAAGACCGCATAATGAAAGTTATTGAAATCTTGAAAACGCCAGAAAGTAGCGATGAAATCTGGTGGTGTATCGGAGAATTAGAAACCTTAGTGAAAGACCTCAACTCAGAAAAGGAAAACGCATAATGAAAAAGACACTAGCAGAAATCGCAACAGAAAAAGGTTTTCAAGAGGGCTTATACCCTAGCGGAGATTATGTAGAAATTGAGCTCTTTCGCTACGCGATAGCCTACAAAAATGGATCTTTTTACCTGTTAGATGTAAGCAAAACCCTATTCAATGCCCGCCAAATCGGGCGCAAATCGGGGGCAACAGAAAAGGGTTTTGAGTTTCAACTAGCACAACTAAAGCGGTGGAAAAAACAGTTAGGCGAATTAATAGCCTAGTGCTTGCCTTTCCTACTAGGTTAGATTAACCTAGTAGGGAGGGGAGGAACTAGCCTCCACTATGAAAGGATAAGAAATGAGCATAGCAACACTTAGCAAGAAAGCGCAGAAAGAGCAAGAGAGGGAGAGCGCACGCGCTTACCTCTTGAGCATATTAAGCAAGCAAAACAAGCCAACTCTTTATACTAATCTCAAGAGCGTATCCTCATCGGGTATGTCTAGAGATATGAAAGTGCTTGCGGTGGTAGAGGGTGAAATCGTAGATGTCACTTACTATGTCGGAAAGTTAGACATAGGCACGATTAAAGAGCGCAACGGGCAGAGAGTTATCCGCGTGGGCGGTTGCGGTATGGATATGGGTTTCCACGTGGTCTATGAAGTTTCCGCCATATTGTATGGCTATGAAAATCGCGGAGCCTATACTATCCAACACGAGTGGATTTAAGGGGGAACGCGTGAAGCATAACCTAACCGAGTGCGACAATAGCTCTACCGCTTATTTTGATGTATGTGATGAGTGCGGAGAGTTATCCGCGTGTATCTGCTTGGGATCCCTAGTTGATGAGTGGGAGATAGAGCAGATAGGAAGAGAGGGCGAGAGCTTTGCCTATCGCTATCAATTCAAGGAGAAAGCGAGCGATTTAGTTGCCCGCTTTGGCTATGCCTCCACCTACCGAGAGGCGATGGATAACATAGCTTGCTCAGTTCAATGTAAGGAGGAGAGCAAGTGATGAAGTTAGAACACACCAACGCCGACACCTGCCCATTTTGGGTGTGTGCCCAATGTGAGTGGGAGGCGAGCAACCTTAGTTGGTGCTCTATCTGCTTTCGTATGGAGAACAATTTAGAGTGCCAGCACGACAAGCAATACCTAACTAGAGGAGGGGGAAAGTGAGCCTAGAGTTCATACTAGAGAGCCTAACTAGCGTTCAGGTGGGGGGATTTTGGGCTCTAATTCAAGTTATTATCTATGCCCTAGCTATATGGCTAGGGCTAGTCATAGTA